GTAATAAAAAATCAAAAGCATGTATTTACCCGTAGAATGAATATTTTTTTTAAAAAAATTCATGACGATATTTTAAGTTTTTATTTAGAGAATGACGTTTATGTTTCTGGTGCTTTTTTGAGTAGAGAGGAATTATGAGCGAACAACAAATCCAACAGGAAATTAGACTTGCTATATCAGCTCCCAACGTCAGGTTATTTAGAAATAATGTTGGCAGCATTAAAGATGCAAACGGTAGGCTTGTCACATTTGGCTTATGCAAAGGCAGTGCTGACCTTATTGGCTTTAAATCAGTGACAATAACACCCGAAATGGTCGGTAAAAAAGTGGCTGTTTTTGTAAGTCTTGAAGTAAAAACACCAAAAGGAAAAATATCTGACAATCAACGCGCGTGGTGTGATATGGTAGCCGACCGCGGTGGAATAGCGGGAATTTGTCGAAGTGTTGAAGATGCTAAGGATCTTTTAAAATGACAATATCACGACTTAAAAAACTAGCCTATTCACAGCAATTTCACGGAAAACCTACAATAGACGGCTGGAAAACTTGCCATCTATATCTAGGCAGCAACTCATGGCAAGCTAAAGAAGATATTTCAACAGATAGCGTTATTTTGCCTGCTGGTGACAATCCAGCAGATTATGATTGGTCTATCATGCGTGGGAATATTATCTTTGCGTCAGTGCTTGGTAATTGCGATTTAACGTATAGAAAACGCGTGGCTTTGTACGCTTTGCGCGGTGGAGCTTATCAAATACGATTCAAAATAAAACAAGAAATAGAATTATGTGGTTATCCATTGGAGATATTTAATTATGACGAGCGTTACGATGCCTAAAAAAAATAAACACGATCTTGAACAAGAATTTAAGGAGGAAATAGTCCAAGTTGATAACCGGCTAATTGATTCACCTGATTATCTTTTACAAAATTACATCATGCTTCACGGTACAAATTGCGTTTGGGATATTTCAACAGGAGCAATGCTAAAAGTTGAACATCTTAAAATGTCATTTCCTATTTCTTATAAAATATGGCAATCGCAACCATCACGAAAAATTATTCCTGCAACTGATCTTGTTTTTTCACCAAAAGGCGTTGGTAAAGATCAGATAAATATGTTTACAGGGATAAAAATGCGCCCAAGTTATGGGAACGGGTATAAAGCATGGAATATGCACTTAATGGATATTTGTGATGATGACATGAAGTCGGTCAAGTGGATAACATCGTGGTTTGCCTATCAATTGCAAAATTTAGGTTCTAAAATGCGCACGTCACTTGTTATTTATGGAGACGAGGGAACAGGGAAGAATATTTTAGTAAACGCCGTAAAAGAGATTTACGGGCAATATGGCGATGAAATAGGGCAATCGCAAATTGAATCACAATTTAATGCGTGGGCATCGTGTAAATTATTTCTTGTGGCTAACGAAGTTGTATCAAGGCGCGAACGCAGGCACATTAAAGGAAAGTTAAAACAGCTAATAACAGAGCCTTTTGTTTATATTAATCAAAAATCGATGCCTGAACGTGTTGAGCCTAATTATGCAAACTTTGTATTTTTATCTAATGAAGATGTGCCAATTGATGCGAGCGAAAAAGATCGCAGGTTTAACTTTACAGAAGTTAAATTAAAACCGCACATGACACACGATCATTTTACGCAGTTAAAATCAGACATTGTTATTTCAGATTTGTATGGTTATTTGCTCAGTTATAATTATGGTGATTTTAACGAGCATACAAAGCCGCTATTAAACGAAGCAAAACAAAAGGTGACAGATGCCAACCTTCCAAGTGAACAAGCGTTCCTGCGCGATTGGCTAGCAAATAAAACAATGTTTCCAGTTGAGACAGTATCAGCAACGACACTTTATTGGGCTTATAAATCTTGGGCAGCAGAAAATGGTGAGACTTATACCTGCACACAAACGACATTTGGTAGAGTTGTTGGTCGAATTGACCACATAGTGAAAGCGTTTGTTTCAATCAAATTTACATCGAGAAAAATAACAGTTTACTTTATGGATAAGAATGTTGTAACGTCAAGCATAGACGACACCACCACCAAAAAATTCGATGACATGGTTTTACAGCAAAAATTGAAATATAGGCTCTAATTTGTAACAGTTACAGCGGTTTTTGTAACAGTTAAAGCAAACCCCTACAAAAATAACTTTATAAGATTCAACGTCTTGTAACAGTTGTAACAGTTGTAGGGGTTTTTTTATGTTTTTCACCTAAATTATGATAAAACTTGTTTTTTATAAATAACTATTACAACTATTACAAGTCTATAATATATAAAGAAAAAACTACTACAAAAACTACTACAAAACTATTACAAACTGTTACAACAAAAAAGCGCACAAATTGCGTAAATAATAAAATAATTATTTACATATTGGTTAAACAGATTATAATTACTGCACGTTTTAAATTTGCTTGAGCAGAAGTGTTAAATTTAAAACTCACCTTTTAGCCTCTTTTAACTTATCCTGCTCGGTTAGTTACTAGGGGTTTTTTAATTTTTACCCCAACCAATCCAGAAATCACTTTTTAATATTGGCGATTTATCAATGACTGAGTTGGTTGGGTTTAGCTATGAATAAAACGTTGTCGTATAAGACTTGTAGTACACTTACCCTATGTGGTTTGAAATATGGGTGCAAATCCCATCAACGTTTTATTGATAGTTGAGAACCAGCTTACAGCGTTATTGCAACGTGATATGCGTAAGCACTATTATGACAGCTTGGAAAGACAAGCACTTGTCTGCTTTTGGTGTTGCCCGTGTTCTTGCACGGGTGATGCGCTTTTAGTTATGAAGAATTAAACCCTAACGCGTGTCCTCGGGCACGAAAAAAAGACGGGAGCCAGTTTACTAGCTGTTTTGCTTGCAACGCTTCTGCGGCTAGGTTGGGGTTTAATTCTTGATGGTTTTAATAAACAGGAACGAGAATAATAATGAAAAACACACTTACAGATTTAAACAATCACCTATTTGCCCAAATGGAACGATTAAGCGAAGAATCGCTAAATCTTGAACAACTCGCTTTTGAAGCAGAACGCTCAAAAAGTTTAACGATTATTGCCCGCACAATTGTCGATAACGCGCGTTTAGTATTAGATGCTCAAACACGCATCAATGACATTCCAGAACGCAAAGAATTGCCTGCTATTTTGAAATGAACAGCGGTTGCTTTGAAAAAGGTTTTACACCTTGGAATAAAGGACTTAAAGGTGTTAATGGAAAATCAGAAACGCGATTTAAAAAAGGTAATGTTAATTGGAATCTTAGGCAGATTGGCGATGAAAGAATTGATATAGATGGTTATATTTATGTTAAGGTTTCAGATATTGGCGTAAAAAGCCAACGCTGGAAATTAAAACATCGATTGATTTATGCTAAGCATCATGGCGAAATAACAGGCGAAACTATTGTTAGGTTTTATGATAACGACAAACAAAACATGAATATCGGAAATCTTTATGCGGTAACAAGAGCTGAAAACGCTGTTTTAAACCGTTTAAAATTTGCAAATGAACCAATCGAATTAAAACCAACTATACTCGCTATGGTTAGAATGTGCTTAAAAGCAAAGATTCCTTATAGGGTTTCCGCACAGTAGGAACAAAAGATTATGAAATTAACTCCAAAACAAAAGTCATTTTGTGAGTTGTACGCTGGTAATGGCGGAAACGCTAAGCAAGCAGCTATCGATGCAGGTTATAGTGAAAAAACAGCAGCAGAACAAGCTAGCAGATTGTTAATAAATGTTAATGTTTTAGAATATATCCGCGAATTATCAGCACCAAAAGAAAATAAACGCATTGCAGATGCAACAGAAGTAAAAGAATTTTGGAGTTTAATTTTGCGCGATGATATGGAAAAAACAAGTGATAGATTAAAAGCCAGTGAGCTTTTAGGAAAATCTGCGGCTATGTTTATAGATCGGGTTGAAACAAAAACAATTACCGATACAAGAATTGTTCTATTTGAGGATAAATGATATAATTCATTTGCGGTTGAGGGACTAATTACCCCGTTTAGATTCAGCACTAACAACCGCGTATCTTTAATTGCTGAAATTTTCTAGCTGAGGAAAATATGAATTATTCAAAAATCTATGATGCTTTTATTGCATCAAAATCAAATCGTGTTTTAGATGGTTATTTTGAAACACACCACATCATGCCTAAATCATTAGGCGGCTTAAATAATCAATCAAACTTAATAAAACTTACCGCTAAAGAGCATTTTTTAGCGCATAGATTACTTGCTAAAATTCATGGCGGTAAAATGTGGACGGCTTTATCGTACATGACAAGACGCAATGTAAAATCAGCAAAAGACGTTAAAGTTACATCAAGGGTTTATGATTTAGCGCGTAAAAAAGACGCTGAATACAAAAGCGTTCAATATAATGGCAAAAATAATCCGTTTTATGGTAAAACATTTACACCTGAACAACTTAAAAAATTAAAAGGCGCAAGACCTTCAATATCTGGTGCAAACAATCCAAGTTATGGAAAGCCACAAAGCGAATTAACAAAGGCTTACATTTTTGGCGTAAGATATAAACCGCAATATGATGTTGATTTAACGTTAATGAATCGCATAAATTCATTGATTATTGAAACCCCAAAAAAATTAAAAGACTTAAACAAAAAATATAGTACATCTCAAATCCACAAAGGTAGGGCTGGAAAAGAAGGCTCCAAAAATCCTAATTATGGAAACGGTCAAGCGATAACAGGTGCTAAAAATCCTATGTATGGAAAGCACCATAATGAAGAAACAAAAAGAAAAATATCGGAAAAAAGCAAAAGGGTTATTTCATGTCCGCACTGTATAACAGTTGGAAATATAGCAAATATGGCAAGGTGGCATTTTGACAATTGCAAAACAAGAAAAAAAACTGGGCTTAATGCCACATCAATATAAATTACTTAAAGATGAAAACACTAAAATATTAGGGTTATGCAGTGGATACGGTGGAGGAAAAACTTTTGCCGTAGCGCGAAAAGCGGTTTTATTGATGTTAAAAAATGCGGGTTTTGATGGAATTATTACAGAACCAAATTACCCGCTTTTAAATCAAATTTTAATTCCAGAAATGAAAACAGCATTAGAATTTTTTAATGTAACTTATAAATTTAATAAAGTAGATAGTGTTTTTTATTGCGATGTTGAAGGAAAAGAAACTAGAATAATATGTAAATCAATGGAAAACTACGAAAGGCTTGTTGGTGTAAATGCGGCATGGGTTGTTATGGACGAATTTGATACAGCTAAACCAGATTTAGCCTATAATTCATATTTAAAATTATTAGGAAGAATTAGAGCAGGAAACGTTAGGCAAATTGTTATTGTTTCAACGCCTGAAGGATTCGGTGCAATGTATCGAATTTTTATTACTGAAAATAGCAAAGATAAACATTTAATTAGAGCTAAGACAACTGATAATAAGCATTTGCCACAAGATTATATTGATACGTTAAAAGGTATTTATTCATCTAGTATGTTATCGGCATATCTTGATGGCAATTTTGTAAATCTTAACGCAGGCAGTGTTTATCATGAATTTGACAGAAATCTTAATGCAACCAATCAAACAATTATGGCTGATGATGTGCTGCATATTGGTTTGGATTTTAACGTTGCCAATATGTCTGCTGTTGTTCATGTGGTGCGCGGTGACAGCGTTCATGCTGTTAATGAAATCACTGGTGTTTTCGATACGCCAACGATGGGCAGAATATTAAAAGAAAAATATCCAGCGCATAGAATTTTAATTTATCCCGATGCAAGTGGTAATGCTCGTAAATCAAATAATGCTAGTGAATCAGACCATAGCATTTTGCGCTCGTTTGGCTTTCAGGTGTTGGTTAATTCACGAAACCCATTTGTAAAAGATCGTGTGTTATCTGTTAACGCCATGATTAACAATCAAGGCGAAAAACGTTATTTTGTTAACGCGCAGTATTGCCCGTCACTGGCTGAATCACTTGAAAAACAATCTTATGATAAAAACGGTGAACCCGATAAGAAAAGCGGATTTGACCACGTTGTCGATGCAACGGGTTATTTTATTGCGTACAAATACCCATTAGTGAATAATAGACCTCAATTTGCACGAGTAGTAGGAATATAACAATGTCAGTAGACACAAAGCACAGCGAATATCACGAATATTATGAAATATGGGAACGTTGCGAAGCAGCAGCAGAAGGGCAAGACGAGATCCACGAATGTGGCGTGAAATATTTACCACGTTTAAGCGGTCAAAATGATGCAGAATATTACGCATATAAACAACGCGCATTGTATTACAACGCTACAGCAAGAACAGTTGACGGCTTGACTGGTATGCTGTTTATGAAGCCCGAAACGATTGAAGCACCTGCGGCAATGGATAGCATTATTGCAGACGTGACAATGGGCGGGTTATCGTTGCATCAATTTGCTGAAATGGTAGCCGAAGAAGTTATTACCGTTGGTCGTTGTGGCGTGCTTGTCGATTATCCGCCCATCGTTAACGCAGTCACACTTGCACAAGCACAAGCGCAAGGCGCAAGACCTTACGCGACAATGTATGATGCTGAATCAATCATTAATTGGAAAACTGGACGTATAAATAACGTTGAGCAATTAACGCTGGTTGTACTTGAAGAAGAAAACGAGATCCCAGTTGATGAATTTGAGTCAAAATGTGAACCACAATGGCGCGTTTTAGATTTAGCTGAAGGCGCATATCGGCAACGTGTTTTCCGTAAAGACAAGCGCGGTGAATTTATTTTAGTAGAAGAAATTTACCCACAAATAAATGGTCGCGTGATTAATAAAATCCCGTTTGAGTTTTTTGGCGTTCGTGACAATTCACCATGCGTTGATAAACCACCATTGCTCGACCTTGTTGATGTTAATTTATCGCATTACCGCACAACAGCAGACTACGAGCACGGCTTGCACTTTACGGGACTGCCAACACCTGTAGTAACTGGATATTATTCAGACGATAAAAGCGCGTCACTGCGTATCGGTAGCGGTACAGCATGGCTATTGCCAGACCCTCAGTCAAAAGCGTTTTATCTTGAATTTACTGGTCAAGGTTTGGGCGAATTGCGTGAGGCATTGCGCTCAAAAGAGGCAATGATGGCAACACTGGGAGCGCGTATTTTAGCACCCGAAAAACGTGCGGCTGAAGCAGCGCAAACGGCTAATATTCACAGGTCAAGTGAAAACAGTGTATTAGCGTCAATTGCTCAATCTATTAGCGTTGGATTAACGCACGTTATGGAGTGGCTGCGCGATTGGTCAAACATTACGGGCGATGTTAAGGTTGAGTTAAACCGTGATTTTATACCAAATAGCATGACAGCTCAGGACGTGGATAGCTTGGTCAAGTCTTGGCAAAGTGGTGCAATCTCACATGAAACCCTATTTGAAAACCTTATCGCAGGCGACATTATTGCGCAGGAAGTTAGTTTTGATGACGAGATGGAACGCATTGCAACACGACCCGCAACTGGTGGACTTCTATAATGGAAGAATCGGCTAACACGCAATTGCGCGATAAAACCATTTCACACATTATTTATTTGCAACGGTATTACTCGTCAACAAGCAAAAAAGTGATGGATTTATTGCGCGAAACCGAAAAGGATTTAGTGCATCAATTAAAAACGCTCGACCTTGATAACCAAATGACAATCCCACAGATTGATGCGCGGTTGGAATCAGTACGCGCAATTTTAAATGAGGGTTATGCGTTAGCCGGCAAAGAGTTAATTAGTGATATGCACGATGCGGCAGAGTATGAGCAGGAATGGCAAATAAAAGCCATTGATAGCTCAACACCTATTGTGCTGGATATGGTAGCCGTTGCGCCCGTGACATTATTTGCAGCGGTAGAATCAAAACCATTGCAAGGCAAACTGATTAAAGAATGGATTGATAAACTAGATCAGGTCAGTTACACGCGAATTCAAGACGCAGTGCGAATGGGATTAGTTGAAGGACAATCATACAATGACGTGGTTAAACGCATAACAGGCACAAAGGCACTGCAATATACTGATGGCGTGATGGCATTAAACAAACGGCAAACGCAGGCATTGGTATCAACTGCAATGTCACATGCTACCAACACAGCAACAGACGAATTTTACAATGCTAATGACGATTTAATCAAAGGCTGGCAATTTTTAGCAACGTTGGATTTTAAAACAACAACGCTTTGCAAATCGTATGACGGAAAAGAATTTAAACTAAATGAAGGTCCACGCCCACCTATACACGTTAGATGTAGATCATCAACCGTACCTGTTTTAAAATCATGGAAAGAAATGGGATTAAAAGACCCACCACCAGGAACGAGATCATCACTTGATGGGCAAATTAGCGAAACAATAAATTATGACGAGTGGTTGCGTAAGCAATCACATGTAAAACAAGATGAAGCACTAGGAAAAGGAAAAGCGGAAATATTTAGATCGGGCGTTAAACTCGATAGATTTGTTGAAAATGGCAAAGAGCTAACACTTGAGCAATTAAAAAAAATTGAAAAGTAACTAAGTATGCTGTATAAATGCGGCAAACACCTCGCCATGTGTGTTTTACTCTAGTGTCGTTGGTGTTACACCTTTCATCAACGGCACACCCTAACTTTAAGGAAATATCATGTCAGTTTTTGATAATATTGGAAAATCACTTCAACACGCAACAGAAAAAGCACTTGATGAAGCAACACAAGCGGCTGACGATATTTCACACGGTGATATTATTGGCGCAGCAGAACACGTTGAAAATATCCGTGAGATTCCACAAGATACCGCAATTGAAGTAATTAAAGACGTAATTTAATTTTTATTAACCGATGGCAGAGCCATCAACAACAACCCAGAGGGTTATATGTCAGAAGAACAAAACATTGCAGAGCAAATCAAAGCCGCAGTAGAAGAAGCAACAATCGGACTTGCAAAGAAAAATAGCGAACTTTTAGCAGAGCTGAAAGAGGCACGAAAAGGAAAACAAATAGATCCAGCGGAATTGGATAAACTACAAGAGAAAATTGACGGGTTAGAAAATCAGCTAACTGTGTCACAGAAAACAATTAAAGAACAACAAAAAGCGTTTGAGCAAACTAAAGCCGCGCTAGATTCAGAAAGTGGTTTTACGTCTAAATTACTTTTAGACAATGGCTTAACCGATGCACTTGTAAAAGCTGGTGTAGCCGCTCCCTTTTTACCTGCGGTGAAAGCTATGTTATCATCACAGGCGAAAATCGCAATTGAAGGCGACACACGCAAAGCAGTAATCGGTGATAAAGATTTAAGCGCATTTGTAACAGAATGGGCAACCAGTGATGATGGTAAACATTATATTGCAGCACCACAGAATAATGGTGGTGGCGCAAGTGGTGGAAGTGGTAGCACTGGACAACAAGTTGTAAACCGTTCAACGTTTGACGCAATGTCACACCCAGAGCGCGCTAGTTTTGCAAAGAATGGCGGCAAAGTTACAGATTAGATTTTATCCTGTATTGATTGCCGTCTAAATTATTTTTTTATTATAGAAGGCAATCAAAATGGCAAATGTTTTATCAAATTTAGCAGCAGACATATATAAGGCGGCTGACGTAGTAGGCCGTGAATTAGTCGGTTTTATTCCCTCAGCTACAATTAACGGTGTTGCTTCAGATTCTGCCCGCGCTGCTAAAGGCGACACAATCCGCGCGGCATTTACCCGCACACCAAGCGTTAACACCTCATTCGCACCTTCAATGACAATCCCAGAAGGTACAGATCAAACCGTTGACAACAAAACAATGACGCTAGATTCTTATGCGTCTGTTCAAATCCCTTGGACTGGTGAAGATATTAAGCACGTTAACAACGGTGCTGGATATGAAACCATTTATGGCGATCAAATCGCACAAGCAATCCGCGCATTGTGCAACAAAATCGAGCAAGACTTATTTGCATCAGTTTACAAAGGCGCATCACGCGCAGTAGGTACAGCAGGTACAACACCATTTGCATCTAACTTTGAAACCATTGCGCAAGTGCGTCAAATCTTAGTAGATAACGGTTGCCCGACTGATAACCAAATTACATTGGTTATGAACACAGCGGCTGGCGTTAAATTGCGCAACCTTGCTCAATTACAACAAGTCAATACAGCAGGCAATGAAGCGTTATTGCGTCAAGGTACTTTGCTTGATTTGCAAGGCATCATGATTAAAGAATCGGCTGGTATTACTACGCACACAAAAGGCGGTGGTACTTCTTATGTTACTTCAGGCTCAACTGCTGTTGGTGTAACTGATATTGCTCTTGTAACAGGTAGCGGCACAGTGTTGGCTGGTGACGTTGTTACTTTTGCAGCAGATACCGCTAACAAATATGTTGTTGGTACTGGTGTTGCAGCTCCCGGCACTATTTCATTAAACGCTCCGGGTGCACAAAAAGTCATTGCTACAGCAAACGCTTTAACCATTGGCGATTCTTACACGCCAAGCGTTGCGTTCCATAAATCAGCAGTTGAGTTGGGTATGCGCCCACCTGCAATGCCTAATGGTGGTGATTCTGCTGTTGACGTTATGACAGTGCAAGACCCTAACAGCGGTTTAGTGTTTGAGATCGCAGTTTATAAAGGTTATATGAAAACCATGCTTGAAGTGCGTTGTTTGTACGGCACTAAAGTTTGGAAACCAAATCACGTTGCTACGTTGCTTGGTTAATTTTTTTAGGGGTTCGCGTTCGTTCCTGTTCGCGTTCCCCGCCTTTATTTAAATTATGGATTAGTTATGGCTAAATACTTACCAGATTTTAGAGTTGGTGACGATTACCCAATTGAATTAACAATAAAAGACTTGAGCGGAAACGCTCAGAATATTACTGGATATAAATTTTGGCTTACTTTGAAATCATCTTTTGATTTAGATGATGCTAGTGCTGAATTACAATTTATTTCAACCGTTGGCGACAATCAAAACGATGAGCCATTAAATGGGATTTGTTTTTTATATGTTCCAGCATCAATAACAAAAGACATTCCAGCAGGAAGTTATTATTATGACATTCAGCAAAAAGCTGGTGCTAGTGGCGGTTTGTCTACTGTAATACCACCTGTTGCAGATTATAAAGACAAAGTTATTGTCGTTCCTCAAATAACGAGATCAGAACAATGATAACAGTTGTTACTGAAAATAATATTATTGATATTTCAATTATTGAAACATCAGTTAATGTTAATTCTATAAAATCAAATGTTATTCAAGTTACAACAGATAATAATATTATTGATGTTTCAGTTGAAAAGCCAAATATAACGGTTAACCCGGTTGGAGAAGTAATTGTTCAGGCATTTCCAGCAGGTTTAAAAGGCGATAAAGGCGATAAAGGCGATAAAGGCGATAAAGGCGATAAAGGCGATAAAGGCGATAAAGGCGATAAAGGCGATAAAGGCGATA